GAATATATCTAACATTTAAGAAACCAACTTTAAAACGTTTAGCATCTTTTTTATTTACATATGCACCTTGACTTAATCCTAAGTTTAAAAAGTCTTTATTAGAATTATAATAATCTAATATTTGAGTTTTATTTTTGAAATCAGTACTATAAGCACCTGATACTGTTAACGTGTGATTCATTTTTTTAATTAAATAAGTTTAAAGTTTTTAAAGAAGTTTTTACACTTCTATTATGTATATTAACATATATTTGATATATGTTAATGTCATTTATTATTAAATTTCTCCTACATTCTGTAATCTTAAAATCTCTCTTAATACCTCATCACATAATCTAATCTTTTTCTCATTCTCGCACTTTAACTCTTCACTAATATCATTCTCATGATATTGATTCTCATTGTATCTAATCATCCTTTCTTGACTAACTAAATCTTCCAGGAATCCTAATAATTTTGGTTTCATTGTTTTTAATTAAATAAGTGTTTACGGCCTTTAACCCTATTGGCCTTTAAGGCCTTTAAGATATCCAGGAAAGTTGAAACTAAAATAAAATAGTTTCATAAAAGGATATAACTAGTATCCCTTTAAGAAAATATTTTTATTTTTTAAAATTCGTAATCAAATATTATTTCTTTTACTTCAAATCCATATGTTAATTCTATTTGATTTATTAATACTTTTTTATTAACTGAATCCCATAATATATTCTTACAATCTTTTATTATTTCTTCTTTTTCTTCTTCTTTTATATCCTTATATGGATTTGAAAAATGATTTGTAAAATCAAATTGAATATCTTTTATTATTGTTTTCATTGTTTTAATTCTCCTTTTTCATTATAAAATTCATCCGTTACATCTTCTAATTCACACCCACTATTACTTTTATATTCTTCTTTTTCTTCTAAAGTTTCTTTTATCCCATCCAATCCTCTACTAGTTGTTTCTAATTCTTGAAAGTATTCATTTACTATATCTCTTAAATATTCATCATCTTTTTTACAATAATCTATAACTTTATTTACTAATTCAATTCTTTCTAATTCTTCTTTAGTCACTTCACTCCATATATAACCACCACCGAAATAATATAAATCTATCCCCATAAATGTTTTATCAACTTCTAATTTCCAATTCATCCATTGACTTTTAGATTCTTCACAACTTTGATTTTGATAATATTTTAATACTTCTTTAGCAACTTCTAAAGTGAAGTAAGGATTACTCCAACCATTCCAAGTGCTACCATCCGAAAATCCTTGAAAGATTTTATCATCTTCAATTTGAAATTTTGTTAGTTTCATTTGTTTAATTAAATAAAGTTTGATAATAAAACTATTTATAAAAATAGTTTTTTAAAACTATCTAAAATTAGATAGCTTTAAGAAACTATTATTTTATTTTTCTTCTATTAATAAATTATCTATAAACTTATATACATCCTCATAACCTACATCCTCAAATATCATTAGAGCTAATCCAAAAGCTACCCTTTCCCTATGACCAAATACTTGATCTGCTTCAAATACTTGATGTTTCCATTTGTGAGTAGTTATTGAATTTCTTGCTTTATATCTTTTTTCATAATCTTTATAATTTTTATTTTCTTCTTCTTCTTCTTTTAAATTTCTATCCGTTGTATATCCGATAAAATCTAAATAGAAATCAAAAGGAGTACATTTAAATGAATCCTTAAAATCAGAATCCATTTTATAAAAGTCTTCAATGTGTTTAAAATTTTTGTTCATAATTTTTTTAAAATAGTTTTGTGTCTTGTAAATAAATAATCTTATTTTTAATTTCTATTTGTTCTTTTAAACTTTTTATTAAAAGTTCTTTTTCTTTTAATAAATTTTCTTGATGGTTAATTTGAGAATGTAAAAAATTTAAATCATGCATAATTAATTTTTCACCTCAATATTTTTACAAGCTTCTTCTATTCCATTTTTACAATGGATATTCTGTGATTTTAATAAACTATCAGACATTCCCAAATAGAGAATTGATCCAATACTTATATATAAAAAGAAATTTTTTAACATGGTTTAATTAAATAATTTTAATGTGTTTAGCTTTAGTTAGCTTGTAAGAGCTTGTAAGCTGAGATAACTATATTTAACTAAGTAAGATAAATAGAGCTATTGGAAAGGATTTAAATACTAGTAAATATTTATATCCTTACATAATATTATATCAAAAATATATAAATATGTACATGAATATTTAAAATATTTTTATTATTTTTTTTTAATACATACCCAGGTAAAATTTTTTTTACTGTGGGGGGTGTAGTTGTAAAATTTTTTATTTTTTTTTGCTACACGGGGAACTTAAATATATATTGGTTAACTTTTTGGTTCTATGCGGATGGCTAATTCTGGAGCTTGAATGTTTACAGTTTCAACGGATTCACCTACGACTTTACCTAGGGAGTCTAATATTTGTGCTGCTGTTTGAAGCTGACCCTTTGAAATTGCTTTGTTGAATAAACGCATACGCATTGCTTGTAAGCGTGGGATCATTTTATCTCTTTCTTTAAGCCAATCTTCATCATTCCATTCTTTAACTTTTTTCCAATCAGCCCAGCCTGTTACTAGAGAGACACCTTCTTTTTGAGAATGTTCTATTACTAATTGACGAGTTGTTTTACCTTCAAGTTGTTTTGAATATAGTCTTTGACAACGAGCTTCTATAACTGCTCTTGAGTTAGAGCCTCCTGAGTATTTTTGAACTCTGGGTTTACGTTGAGGAGCTGGGAGATCGTTATTAAAGTTATTTATGAAAGAGGAAGAAGCCACAGACTTACTTGCGAGGTGTATTTAATGAAATAATAACCTAAAAATGATGAGATGGGCTATAAATAGGGGGTATTAGTTGAAAAAAGTGTTAATTTTATGGTTATGGCGGTAAAAAATGCAAATGATATAAGTTTAAGGTATGCACAGGGGGAGGTATTCAATAGTGAGAAAAGATTTAGGGTGTTGGTAGCTGGAAGAAGGTTTGGGAAGAGTTATCTTTCTTGTATCGAACTACTTAGAGGGGCTATTAATAGGCCTGGTGAGGTTTATTTCTATTGTGCTCCTACTTATAGGATGGCAAAGGATATTGCGTGGAAGGAATTGAAAAAGTTAGTGCCTAAAGTGTGGGTTCAGAGTAAGAATGAGACAGATTTAAGGTTGGATTTAATTAATGGGTCGAGTATTGAGTTGAAGGGAACAGAAAATGCGATGGCATTGAGAGGTAGAAGTTTAGCTGGTGTTGTTTTGGATGAAGCAGCATTTATGGACAGAGATGTATGGGCTGAAGTTATAAGACCTGCATTGGCTGATAAACAGGGTTGGGCTTTGTTTATTAGTACACCAGATGGAACTGCGAGTTGGTTTTATGATATGTGGTGTTTTTGTGGTGAACGGGAATGGGAAGATTGGCAGAGGTGGAGTTTTACTACAGTTGAAGGGGGTAATGTTAAAGCTGAAGAGGTAGAAGCAGCTAGAGGGCAATTAGATGCGAGAACATTTAGACAGGAATTTGAGGCTAGTTTTGAGAATCTTACTGGATTAGTTGCTGTAAGTTTTGGTGATGACAATATTGATAAGACTGTGGAAGATTTACATATGCTTCCTTTGTTAATTGGGCTGGATTTTAACGTTGATCCTATGGCGGGGGTCTGTGCTGTTAAACACGATAATACACTATATGTCTTTGATGAGATTATGCTGACAGGAGGTGCTACAACTTGGGATTTTGCAGAAGAAGTTACGAGAAGGTACGGGATAGATCGAAGAATTATTGCCTGTCCTGACCCTACTGGTAGTGCTAGAAAAACCAGTGGAATTGGTGTTACTGATCATACGATATTGAGAAGGAATGGTTTTACTGTTATGAGTCCTAAAGCACCCTGGAAGATCAGAGATAAGATTACTGCTGTTAATACTGCGTTATTTGATGCCGAAGGTACAAGAAGGACATTAATTCACCCTAGATGTAAAGAATTGATAAAAGCACTTAGAACCTTAACTTATGCACCTAATACAGGATTACCTAATAAAAACTTGGGAGTAGATCATGCTTTTGATGCTTTTGGGTATTTATGTTTGCAACAGTTTAACCTAGCAAAACCAGAGACATTAGGGCAGACTGCGTTTAGAATATACTAAGAACTACCTAA